AATTGGTTTTGAAAGTCCTGCTGGGCAAGGCCCATCGCCTGCCGCTGTAGGGCCTGCAGGACGTTACCGCCACCCAACCCCCCCACAGCCGCCGCATTGCGTGTTATCCCGCGTAACGCCTGATCCTGTAGCCATTGCTGGCCGGGTGAGGCTTGGAAGTTGGCAAACGCCTGAGCCTGCGCCGGAGCGCCCAACGCGCCGGAGAGCGCCGCCTGCAGCTGGCTGGCCTGCTGCCCCTGCTGGTTGTAACCCTGCACCGCGTTGATGCCCTGCCGGCCTTGCTGCAGGGCCATGTTGCGGTTCGCGTTGATCTGCGAATAGTCCGCGCGCTGGCCCCCTACAGCGCCTGGATTCATGGCCAGCGCGGCATTGGCGCCTGCCAGCCCGTAGGCCGGGACGTTGGCGGCTGCTTGCTGCGGCGCCAGCGGGTATTGCGGCGCGGTCGGGTAGGGGTAGGTCGTCGGCATCCCGGCGTAGTTAGCGGCCATTGAACCCTCCTAGTAACATGCCGAGCAGTTGGCCGGTGTTATAGCCACCGCCAGCGCCGCCCAATGGGATTTGCGGCCCCACCTGCTGATTCTGCATTTGCGGCTGCTGGCCCCACCCCTGCCCCGGCGCTGGCGCTTGAGCCATCCCGAAGTCCGGGAGCCGTTGCGAGTAGAACGAGCTATCAGGCATGGCCAAGCGAGTCGGCTGCAATGCCCCGTAGTTGACCGGCGCCCCCAGGATGGCGTTCTGGTACTGCGGCAGACCCGCCAATAGCTGCATCTGGGCCGACACGTTGCCGTCCTGAAACATCCCCATCTGCGTGGGCATCGCGCTGCCCATCAGGGCCATCGCGGCGTTGATGCCCTGGTTGCGGGCATAGTCGCCCTGCGGGTACAGGTAGTTCGCATCGCCGCGCGCCAGCCGGGCCTGTTCCTCGATGAACGCCTGCGAGCGCGCATTGGCCTGTTGCTGCGCTTTCTGGGCGCTGTTGTCGGTGCCCCCAAAAACCTTTTCTGTCAGTCCCGAAAGAAATCCCATATCAAACGGCCTTCCACCCCTGTTTTTTGTCGCCACCGATGTGCGGCAGCATCTTGCGGTACTCGAGACTGCCCGCCACGCCATCAATGTCGAGATAGCGCGAGAATTGCGGCGCGGCGATCACGCCCTCCGGCGAGCCTGAGCCGCGAATCTCGAATGTGCGGTAGACGGCGGCCATGAAATCCCGCATGGCGGGCGCCATCGAGCCGTCCTTCAATACGATGGGCAGCGCGGCATTGAGTTGCGGCGTCCTGTCAAGCTGCGGCATCGTCTACCCCCTCGATCTGCGCGGTCAGTTGCAGAATTACGGGCTTCACCGGGTCGCTCATCAGCAACCGATACACATCGAACCGGCTGGAGCGCCCATTCCTGCGCCACACGGCACGGCGGTTGTACTGCCCGATTGCCCCGATGGATCGCGACCGCTCATCGCTCCAGGTCTTGCCGCCATCGCGGGAGACCTGCAGCCGGATTTGCGGATTCGGGCAGGCTGAATTGCCCACCCCGGACTCCACCGTCACTTCCAATAGCGGAAGGAAAAAAGGCTCCATGTTGTTCTGAAACGGCTGCGTTGCCACGATGCGCGCAATCTCCGCGCCGTATTCCGTATATGTGTCCATGTCCGCAACACCGATGCGGCCATCCTGCGAATCCGTGACATAGAGCCTCCCGTAGGCGGTGGCGAAGCCGCGCACCCGATAGCTGATCGTTTGAATGGCGCCGGAGATTTCCACGCGCGAGGTGCGTTCGTGCCACCGGTTCGTGGCGGTGTCGAACACAATGCAGGTGTCCGGGAGCGCGAAGCCGACGAAATAGTGCCCGGCCTGACCGTAGCTCCAGCCGTACACATCGGCCAATTCGTCGGCGGTCAGCCGCCGCAGCATGTCGTCAATCGCCTGCGTCGAGACTTTCTGTGTGCCGTTGCCGGCGAGCGCCCAGACGGCGGGGCTTTCATCCTCGCCGCCGCCGATAAACAGGATCGTGTCGGCGGTCTGCGTGGGGGAGAACGGGGAGAATACGCCTTGCTGCAGGAACAGCCCGGAGCGTTGAAAGGGGAACTCATTGCCGCCAATGTTCTGGAACGCTTCGACCGTGAACTCGCCGCCCACAAAAAGCTGGTTGTTCTGGACGAACGGCACCACCACGCCATCCGGGGAGGATTCCGCACTGCCGAAGTCGAGCGCATCGTAGGTCAGTCCGTCATTGAGCGCCGAGACAATGAACTTTTTCTCGTCCGTGGTGAACACAAAATAGCCGTCGATGAAGCAGGCGTACTGCGGGTTGCCGTTGGCCCGGAAATCGCTGTCGGTGATCTCGGTCAGCGTGTCGGTGTCATCCTCGAAGATGTAGCCCGCGCCGCCCGGAACCAGTATCAAAAGCTGGGTGTCGTTGTTGACCATCACCACCCGCGCGTCCGATTCAATCTGCCCGAGGTTGGTCAGCGTGTGATCGGCATTGACCCGGAACAGCGTCTGGCCGTTCACGACATAGAGCCGGGACTTGAATGTTTTCTCGCCCCGGCTGCTGTCGGTCACGGACTCCCCGGACGTGGCAACTTGATACAGCCCCGGCGTACCGCGCAGCGTCTCCTTATTGAGCGCCGGCACTTCCGCGATGTGCGGGTACCAGTTGACGCACTGCTGCGCGGAGAGCGGCAGGGATTCGCTTTTGTAGGCGCCGTTGGCAATGGGGAGGATCGTGCGCGGCATCAGTCGAGCCTCACCAGCGCGTCGATCACAGTAATGTCCATCGTGCCCGCCGTGTCAGCCACCACCACGTCGATAAAGTCACCGGCCTCCAGCGCAATGCTTCCCTGTAGCAGCGCGGAGGATGGATCGGTGGAGAGCGCCAAGTCCTCGACGTACATCTCGATGGCGTTGTTGCGCGCGATGGCCACCACGCCCCCGGCTGTCGCGCCTGCGGCTTTCAGGTTGAACTCTGCGTACAGGTTGAACGTACGGCCCTCGCCCGTGTTCACCATGCGCCCGGAAAGATCGGGCCGCATCAGGTGCGACTCCTGCGGAGCCCAGAAGCCCGCGACCTTGCGCGCCTGTGATGCGGTCGTGAGGTTGGTTGCCAACTGGTTGCCCGCAATGGTCATCACGCCGTAGGGTGATGGCGTGTAGAACGTGTTGGGCCAGCAGTAGTTACCGGACCCGCGCGGGAGTGTGCCGGGCAGTAGGCTGGTGCCGATTTTCACGCCCATGCGGTAAAGTGTTTTCTCGCCATCGGCGGCCTGCTTGAGCAGCGCCGCCGTGACACGCCCACCGAATTGCGGGGCAAGGTCTATCGCGAGGTTGGCCACCAGTCCGCGCAGCGCGCCGTCCGGCACGTTCACGTAGTCCGTGAGGTGACACAGGCGTTGATAGCCAAGGCGCACGCCGTTGGCCTCCAGGCCCAGCAGGTAGCCGTTGAGGGCGTCCAGCCCATCCTGATATTCGTCGGGCTCCAACGAGCTATCGGCGGCCTCGCCTAGAATCGCAAACAGCGCACGCCGGATCAGGTCGCCCGCCGTGCTGTAGCCGTAGCAACTGGACAGCGCCAAGGTGATCGGCACCGGGACTTCCGGCGTGACCGATACCGTGACCGAGGGGCTGGTCGCTATCGCGTATGTAGCAATTGAGAATGTGCCAGTCACTCAATACATGCCTTTATTATTCGTGTACTTCTATTCATCCTAGCACCTCATAACTGGGTGAACGTCACAGAAGAAATACATGGCATGTTTGGCAGTATGGGAGTGTCTGGGCCGTCGCCTGACATTTGATTCCACATCCCTACATCAAGTTCTATTCCGTGCAGAGTTGCGCCAACAAGTGGCGCGGGAAGCGGCCCAGACAAAACTTGTATATCATCAGCCAGCCCGTATATCTGACTTCCCACAACCTTTGCAGTGAGCTTTACAGGCGTAGCGCCGGTATAGGAGGAATACGCGCTGGAAGCAACTGCCACATAGTGGCTTTGTCCAGGTGTACCATAATAATCTGTAGGCTTGCGACCTATAACCTCCAAAATCCACGCCGGGCCGCCGTACCAGTTGTGTTCATAGTACATAACAACACCAAACTCATTGGCAGCAGGGTTCACCGCCACCATCGGGCCGCCCTGCTTGTAGCTCGTCGGGTCTAGCAGGATTGCCGACGCTTCAATATTTGCAAACCCGAAGTCGCGAAAAACCGCGCCTCTTCCGCAGTGAAACCAACTCTGTGTCGTGTAGTTTGATAGGGCTGTATAGTCGAACCACACTTTTTCAGCGCCGTTCGGACGGGTAACGCAAAACGCCCCGGACACAATCCCGGCAGCGTCCCACCACACATCAAATTGGCCGCCAGACAAGCTATGAGCGTCCTGCCAATCATCGTACTGTATAGATTCGCCATTGACGAACACTTGGCCGGAGTTAAAAAGGGCGGGGCGAGGAATCATAAATAAGCGCCCGAGGAATTATCATTCCTGTAAGATAGCGTCATCGCATCAAGATGCAGCACCCGTTCAGTAGCCCCTGCCGTTTTGTATATGCCAGCGATGGGGAGCAATTGTGAGCCTACTGATGGGTAGTTGGTTAGTGCTGGCGTTGCCACAGAGACGCCATCTATATAAAACGTCAATACCCCGGCATTAATATTGACCCGCAGCGTTTTGTAGGTGTTAGTCAGCGCTATGCCAGTATCAACATTCGTTGCCGTCCCTGCATTAGTCACAATCGCGCGCCAATTGGGCGACGCGCTAGAGGCGAGGAAAAATATCCCGGTTGTCGGTAACGCCGACATCGTTGTAGCAAACCCGAATACTGCACTATAGTCCTCGCCAACGGTTGGCGTGCTGGAAAGCTTAAGAACCATTCTCCCATCCACATAGTTACCGCCGCTGTTCGCAATAAGCGTTCCGAACAGTGCATTAAGCGCAGCAATCCCTGATGATGTTGTTCCGCTGAACAGGCTTAAAACTCCATACCTTAGTTCTCCAAATAGCGATGCATTCTGCGCAGCTCTTGCGCCAGTCCCGGAACAAGTAACAACACAATGCTCACCAGGGATAGGCGTTTTCGTGCCCGTGTAGCTGTCTCCGAACACGCCGCCAAAAAAGTCGGTTGCGAATCTGGCTTGGGTTCGAGAATGATTGAACAGCCCAACTACCGCAGTGCCAGAAAAATCATCCGGTGTGGCCTTTCTGCCAACCCCAGCTTGTAGCATTGCCACGTTCTCAGTGCCCGTGAACTGAGTTGCAGCAGAAAGAGACGATACTTCTGTGCCTGTGACATTGGCCGTAACGCCAAGAGTTGTTCTTGCGGCGCTGGCGTCCGCGTCATCAAGAAGTGTCTTTGCAAAACCGCCTATCGTTGTGCTATCCGGCACAACCATAGTTTTGATACCGGATACGCTGGTAACCTCAGACTCCATTAGCGCACCGCTAATGTCAGTTTCCATCTGATCCAAATCGACCGCCTGAGTCACAGTAATTAAATCGGTTTTTGTCTTGCTCGCAGCAATCGCCGATCGCTCAGATACCGTCAAAATCTTTTTTGTCACGCCCTCGACCATTTGCTCCATGTCGGTGGACAGTTCTGCGTCGGCCACGATGTAGATGGCCTTTTGGCCGGAACCCCAATTGACGGAGTTGCCCGCGTTTGAGCTGGTGGTGATGGTGTCGCGGCTCAGTGTGTTGTCGCCGCTCCACGTCCCCTGTCCGGTTTCGTAGTCGGTGCCGTTTGCAATGTCCGCATACTTGGCATAGTAGGCATAGCGCGTGCCGTTCACGAGCACGCCATTCATCGGGCCATGCTGGTCGAGCGTGCCGGTAATCAGGTAGTCATCGAGCCCTGTTATGGTCGTGACGCCTGCCGCATTGTTTTGGTATTCCATGATCGCGCCCTGTATCGTGTTTTATGGCAGTGATTTACTTCGGCGCTTTCGGTTCCTTCGGCGCTTTCGGTTCCTTCGCTTCCTTCGCTTCCTTGCCTTGCTCTACCCAACTGTTCGCCGCCGCATACTCGCGGTTGGCCTCGTTGTCAGAGACGGTCAAGGGGTTGCCGCTGGGGCGTATGTAGGTGATTGTTGACATGGCCTTTTCGCTCCGATTGATAGAAAAAAGGCGGCGCGGATCGCTCCGACACCGCCCATTGCTTACTCCACTAACTACGAGCCAAATCCCTGGCCAGCCATGAAGGGATTGATGGCTCCGAACGCAGGCAACAGGTCAAAACGGACCTTTTGCTTGTTCGCGTCACCGTCCGCGTAGCGGCTGACACGCACCGAGAAGCCCTGCTCGCTTTTCCACACGGTGTCCGTGCTGAACAGCTTCGGAAGCGCGATTGTGGTCAGGCTGAACGCATCGGGGTGGTAGAACAGCGCAGGCTGCACGACTGCGGCAGAGGAACCCAGCACGGTGATCACGTCGCTGGTGGCCAGCGCACTGTTGATGGTGTTGTAGGCGCCGTTCGCCTCGTAGATGCCAGCACCGACAACGGTCACGTTGCCCTCGCCAGAGGCGCCGAGCGTGATGCCTTCGGCAACCGTGGCGCGGAACTTGATCTGCGCGCCAGCCTCGTCAAAGATGACCTGGCGCGATCCCTGGCTGATGTAGTAACGCCCGGTGACTTCCAGAATGTCGCCAGCGACCAGCGTAGCGCCGTTGGAGAAGCCAGTGACGGCCCACACCTGCTTCATGCTGTCCTTCGCGCCGACATAGGTCAGCGTTGGGGCGCCAGTCAGCGTACCCGCACGGTCGGCACTGGTGCCGTTGGTGCGCGAGGGCAGGCAGTTGGACATGGAGACGCGCATACCGGCAAAGTTCTTGCTGATCAGCGCTTTTTCCCACGCGGTTTCAACCAGATTGCCGTTAGCCGGTGACAGTCCATTCTGCACACCCGCCAGCGCTTGCTGGACGTATGGGCCGCAGACGTAGTGCCAGTCGGAGTCAGTCGGCACGCCCATTGCAATCATCAAGCTGGAAGCCTTCGCCACGTCTGACCATGCATCGATCGCCGTGCCGGGAACGCCCACGGACAGCGCCGAGTTCTTGGCCATGAAAGCCCCAAGGTTCAGCTCCAGCGTGGTGACCATTTCCCGCGCCATCGGCGCCAGAATCTTGTCAAGCTGGTTCAGTTCCAGCGCTTCCTGGATGTTCGTCCACTCAGCTGCCACGGTGATGTAGTTCTGCACCGTCGCAGTTGCCTTGCCGCTGATGATGTCGGACTTTGTGGACAGTGAAATATCACCGCCCGAGGTTTCGATGGTCTTGTACTTGTGCGGACGTTTGATGTCCACACTGGACCCGGCAGAGTCGTCGAACTTGCCCTCGAACGTCTGCGTATCGACAGTGTTGGCCAGCACGGTATTCGCCATGAAGTGCTCGGAGAACACCTTCATCAGCTTGCGCGACCAGTTGGAATTCAGATTGTTGGACATGGAGTCCTCCCATAAATCGGTTTGTGGTTGCTTGGTCTCTGCGCCGTTGCAGAACAAAACCGGCAAGCACGGACAAACCGTTATGAAAGGCCGGGATTTCTCCCGTAGCCCGAGGATAAGCACAGCGGAAAAGGGTTGTCAACTACATACAGTAGAAAAAAACCATAAATATCGACTGCGGTGTTTTTTCTACTGAAAAATTACAGGCAACAAAAAAGGGCCTTGCGGCCCTTGGGGTAATGCGTTGAGCGGGACTAGCTGTAGGTGCTCCCCGCCACACCCCGGTCCTTTTCGGGAATGCCGGAGCCCTTCAACGTGGGCACAGGTGCGGGTGGCGGGTCCACCTTCTTGCGCGTTTTCGGCTTCACTTCGCGTTCAATGTACGCGGCGGCCTGTAGCGGGGACATGCTGGCGACTTGCTCCAGTTCCAGCGGGTGATCGGCCAGATAGACCGTGATTGCCGGGCCGTGATCGTCCCCCAGGATGTGCGTTACCAGATCGTTGTGGATACCAAACTGCGCCACGGACGCGCCAGCCTGCGCAAGGCGATCCTGCGTAATGCCCAGTTTGGCGGCCTGCTGCGTGTAGGTCGCGACCGACTCCTGCAACGCCGCCTGCTCGCGCTGGGCTTTCTGCTGCTGGGCAACCTGGTCCTGCTGCTGGCGCTGCTGCATTTCCCAATCCACCCGCGCATTGTGCGCAATGATCGCCTCGCGTTGTTGAAGTTTGGCCTGAAAGTCCGCGTCGTATGGATCGGGGTAGTCGGGAACATTTTGTTTCACCGGGGCATTGAACTGCGCGAGCTGGCGCTGCGCTTCTTCGGCCCGGCGCTCGGCTTCCTCGGCCCGGCGCTCAGCCTCGCGCGCCTTGGCGGTTTTCTTGCCAATGGCCTGATCGAATACCGCCTGCTGTTCCGGCGTGAACTCGACCTTATTTTCCGCTGTCGCTTTCGGTTCCTTCTCGGGCTCCGGCGTCGCTTCCTGCTCAGTATCCGCAGGTTCCGCGACTTCCGTCAGCGGTGGATCGCCGGGCGTGTTTTCTTCCTCGAACGGATCGGGTAACGGTTCAGCTTCGCTGTTCATTTTTGCCATGTTTCACTACTCCAGCCGGGGAAACGCGCCCCGTTCGCTTTGCCCTTAGAATGGGCTTGTTAGCTGTATGCCTGCATTGGTCAGCGCGCCGGCAATGGCTGCGCCCTGCGGCGAATATGGTGCGAGGGCGTCAGTCATTGCGCCGCCGTACTGGTAGGCGGTTGCCTCGCTGGGTTGCGATGCGATGCGGGCACCCTGCTGGAGCGCTTGCGGAAGGGTTCCACCTGCGGCCAGCGTGCCTGCCACGCCCGCCAATCCCATGTAGCCCTGCAGCGGCTTGTCGAGCGCTGCAAACGCCCCATTGGCTATGTCGTTCATAAAGCCGAATACTTCGGCGCGCATCTGCCGCCAGTAATCGCGCTTGGATGCGCGGCGGGATTGGAAGTTGTTGAGGGCGGCGGCGGCTGTGGCGGCTGCCGCAGTGGCCGCGAGAGCTTCGGGAGAGGCATTGCCGCGCTCAACGATGCTAATTGGCTTGTCGTCAAACATGACGTAGTTGAACGTGGGCTCTGCTGTGTCGCCCCTGCTCATCTGGTCGCGGTAGCGGATGCCGGGGATGCCTGTTTGCCTAAAATGTTCTGATAGATTCCCGCGAGCGCTGCCCTTGCTAAGCCCATCAAGGTCTGTTGCCGCGCGCACTTCGGACTCATATAGCTGTTGCCCGGTCCAATGCGGCCACACGCTTTCGTCCGGCGCCACTGATGAGCGCCTTAGCATTTCCTTTACCGCTTCACTCTGCTCACTCAGCGGCCTATCCCAATCCAGCAGCGTATCAGGGTCTACGTCGATGTGGGTGCGGTAGAGAAAGCCGTCATTGGCGCTTTTCAATATAGTGTCAAATACCAATCTGGCAGATTCTGGAATATCTTTACCCCAGACCTCTTTTTGCGTCCGGCGAAATTCATCAAAATCTTTTACCCCGAGCTGTATGTATCTTACAGCATCGTCAGCGAAACCAGCATCAAGCCCTGCCGCTCTTGCTGCCGCGTATCCGTTCTCCGTGTTTGCCTGAAAAAGGTTTTTATTCGCAAGCGCGTCCCGGTATTCCTTTGCCGTTTCCTTCGCATCCGCAAAATACAGCCCATGCCCGTAAGCCTGCGCCCCCTCGCCCGTGCCGATATTGGAAATGTCGAACTTGTCGAATAAGTGCGGGGAGCCGTGCCATGCTTCAATGAGGCGCTTACCGCCTTTGGTGATGACGCCTGCCTCCGCATCCTCTGGCGCGAGGGCTGCGCCTGCAAGCAAGGCTCCTGCTCCAATAGGGGCGGCTGATTGGATGCCTGCGAGTAGGTCAGAGCTAGAGGCATTGGCGGGGTTGAAGTCGGCATTTATGCTGCGTACCTTGGATGGGTCATAGATAGCAAGCTCGACAACGCTGCCGTCATCAGCCAAACCCCTTGCGCCATCGTATCCAGCCTCCTGCATTTTTGCAGCGAATATAGTAGGCCAATCTTCAGAGGTCATTGGTGTTTCAACACCTATTGAGCGACCAAATTCCTCAATGTTTGCCCTGTAGTTTTCGTCGTAGGTGAAATCTTTAAATCTGTTGGCATTTGTTTTTAAATCAAGCACCGTGCCGGTATTTCCGGCGTAGGCTTTGGCGATAAAGCGATTATCGGGGCCTGTTCCATAGAATGCTTTTCCAAGATACCCCGCATCTGTTCTATTAGGGTAATTTATGTCGATAGCGCCGCTTTCTCTCAGGGTTGGACTGCCGTGCAAGAAGTCCGTCACATACCCCTGCTCTGCCGCCCGCGCCATGCGCTCGGCATAGGTGCCACCCAACAACTCCGCGAGAAGTTTAGGCTTGCTCACGCGCCGCCCCCTTCGCCTTCTCAGCGAGCGCATGGACGCCGCTGGTTTTCATGTCGTTGTCAATGTCGATTGCCTCAGCCTCGGCCAGCAGCTTGGCAGCCTGCGCCCCCTTGCCCTTGATTTCAGCCATTGCCTTGGCGCGCTCTATATCGGTTTTGTAGCGGTCGGTTTCGGCCTCGAACGCCTTGATTTGCAGCTCTTTCTCTTTCTGCTGAATAGCCGCCTGCGCTTCCATCTGTTTGGTCTGCGCGGCCACCATATCCGCGTTGGCTTTCGCTTGCTCCGCCATCGCGAGCACCATGTTCGGGTCCGGCTGCTGCTGGCCCTGCATGCCCTGCACCATCGCTTTTTCTTCGTCGGTGAGCTGGTCTGGTGGTATGACACCCTGCATCACCAGTTGCAAACGCTTGCGCTCCGCAAGCTGATCCATACCGGGCGACGGGATGTTTTTCAGCAGGATGTCGCCGCCCATCTGGATCACGGTCGGGTCAATCGCCCCTACCTCGGTCAGCGCCGTGACCGTCTGCGACTGCCGGTTGCTGAACGCAGGGCCGGCCTCACACGACACGTCATAAATTCCCACGGACAGGTCGTTTAGTACCACGGGCTGCCCCGTTTGCCGGTCCACGCCCTGCACGCCGATGACCGCGAAATCCTGCGAACCATCTTCGGAGAGCAGCCGCACCTGCCGCGCCGGGAGGTACACGCGCGGGATAGCATCCACCAGAATGCGCCCGGTGTGGCGCTGGGCGATGGTGCGGGCTTCGATGTACTTGTTGTTCCCCCAGTCGCCGCGATCCTGCAGCGCCTCGATGGCCTTGCCGGATTGCAGGCCGGGGTTCTCACCCATGTTGGCCGCAAACATGCCCGCAGACACGCCTACCAGCGCTTGCATGGCCTCGGAAATGCGGGCCAATCCTGCATTGACCTCCGCGCCGCCCTGCTGCGTCGGTGGCGGCACTTCGCCGTCCGCGTTGTACAATTGCACCGGGTCGCTGTTGGTGTTCAGCGTGGCCAGCGTTTCCTCGTGCCCGGCCGCCTGCTCTGCGGTCATCCAGTATTTGGCGCGCGGTGCAAAAGCGCCTTCCTCGATCTCCCGCGACAGGGAGTAGTTAAACACGCGCTGCGGATCAATCAGCTTTTCGACCGCGCCATACCACAGGACTTTGCCCTCGTCGGCCACGTCGAAATTCGCGTAC